ACGACATACCCCTCATATGTCACAGAATCAACAAAAAGCAATTTTCGACAATTCAATTATGCGCACAATTATTGGAATGCTCACTGACCAGAGCCAAACAATAATTTTGACCTTCGCACAATTTCTTCTTTTACCAGTTGTCGTATTTGGTTCGCACTTATGGACTATCATGTTCGCAACTTCACAATTTGTTATGTGGTACCAAGAAATGTTCAATTACGCTAGTAATTGGGCACCTTGGTTTACCAACAATGGTGGATGGACATGGTATTACATTGGTTCTCCATTGTCTCGTATGATGGAGTACAAAAATTGCTTGGCCTTTGACACAATGGTTTTAATGCTATTAACCTCCTTAGTAGTATATCCGTTAATGTCCAAGGTTTTTAAGGGTGATATGATTATGTCATCCTGCTTTCTTCATGGATTGCCAAGATTGTTCGTCCAAGCGTATTTGAGATGGTATCTCAGATCAGCGGGCACAGTCACTGGAAAATTCTTTACTGTCATTGGCTTGAATTCCCAAGACATTTACACCAAGTTTTGGCATGAACTCCCTTTTTACATTGTGGATTTTGTTTGTGTCATGGTCGTTCATGTTTGTTTAATTCCTGCTGCAGTTGAGTTGCATCCAGTAGTTGCGAAGTATGTAGAAGATTGTGCTAAACAAATGAAATTGAAATCAGACTTAGTAGAAGCTGCCAACATTGTTGCTCCTGATGTTACCTTACCCGTGACACCTAGAGTGACTGATGACCATGGTGATTTACCTCGAAAGACTGACATTAAAACCGACAGCGTATTGAAGTCGACATTTGAATTCAAACCCCTTGATTTCAGTGATGTAAAACCTTTTCCAAAAGATAAGCCTTTGACATCACAGTCGTTCCCTTCAGTTAACAATGCTGAGGTTGAAAACATTTTTAACACACATCCTTACAATCCAAGCGGCAGCAATTTTTCCTTTTTCGGCAAAGATTTCAACGCAACACCATTTCAATCAATGAGTCCGTTACCAAAGTTTCCTGTATTACAGAAGAAACCAGAGGTTCAGGCGGTTGACATGGAAAAACGCGAAGACGTCCAAGTCAACAAGGATGGGAAAGAAGAGAAAGTCGTGATTGAAGTAGTCAAGAAACAATCTGCATGGTACAAGTGTCATCAATACATTTTGAAGTTCCGTGGATCAGATGTGGATTTGGCTGAGTCAACCGTTAAGACCCTCTATCATGAAGCACACAAGTGGTGTGAAGATCGCCACATGCAACCCGATCAAGTAAATGAATGCGTCGAAAAGGCGTTGTTATTCTTGGTCCGCAGTGAAGCGAAAAGGGTTAAAGTGCTTCAAGTAATCAAGCTCCTTGCGGTGAAGGGGCCTCAAACTAATGCTTGACTGAAGGTAGTCAAGCTCCCGTACAAATCGGCAACCTATGCCGTCGATAAGGAGTTCGCTTACATCTTGGATGAGGCACGAACCATCACATATGGAATCTGGAAAGATTTCTTTGTGAATGGCGTGAGAATATCAGTCAAGAAGATGGCGCACAAATTTCGCCCGAAGCAAGTTAGAGGATATACACAAATTGTAGGTTTGGCAATCAATAATTTGTCGGTAGGAGAACATACGTTAGACAACGTGCTCCTGTCCGCTCTGCGTCGGTGGATCACCCACAAAAATGAGGATGGTTCAATAGGTCCGGTAATCAAACCAAAACATGGTATTTTTCAGGACGAAATCTTCACTGATTTCATACGCACCATAGCGAAGCTAGTGCGCATAAAGGTCCATGAGGAGGGAGTGACGATCCCCTCTTCTTTTGAAGAATATGTCGAAAGCATGCCTTCTCACAAATTACAATTATACAGAAGTGAGTTGGTTCGGCTATACGACAAGTTGGGAGTTTTGGGTAGGTCTGATTCTATCGTGGAAGCAAAAACAAAGCCAGAGAAGAAAGCATCAAAATTTGATGAAATATTCCGCTTATTTATGCCTCGGCCAACGATATTTCACATTTCTTTAGGGAGGTTTATAAAACCCGTTGAACACTTTATATATCAAGCGATTGATGACATATATTCAACTCTAAGTGGCTCGCGTCTGCGAACTGTCACGAAGGGTATGAACACAGTAGAG